ACGTGGTCACCATCGGCCGGATCCTGACCCGCCACATCCAGGGACGAGGGCCGGCCGCGTAGGAGCCCCAGGAAGGCCCCTGAAACCACCCAACCCATCCCTACCTACCCGAGACCCCCCGTTCGCAAAATTTAAAAGGCTTTCAATAGCATTTCCGGGGCTTCCAGAAACCCGACCTGAGGTCGCCGATCGCCCTTACTCCGATCCACCCCCCATCGATCGTCAACGAAACCTTTCGCTCGAACCCCACCCCGCAATCAATGAGGATAGCCCTATGGCCAATGCAGACCTGCCACCCTTCGAGATCTTCCGCGCCGGCCGCCACCGCAGCGCCGACGGCCGCGTCATCGAGTTCACGCAGGCCCAGCTCGCCGCCACCGCGGCTGGCTACGACCCGGCCCTGTACGAAGCGCCCATCGTCATCGGGCACCCGAAGACCAATGCCCCCGCCTACGGCTGGGTCGGCCGGCTGTCGCTCACGGACGACGGCCGCCTGATCGCCCATCCGCGCCAGGCCAACGCCGACTTCGTGGCGATGGTCAAGGACGGCGCGTTCAAGAAGCGGTCGGCCTCGTTCTTCCTGCCCGAAACGCCCGGGAACCCGAAGCCTGGACAGCACTACATCCGGCATGCGGGGTTCCTGGGCGCCGCGCCGCCGGCCGTCGTCGGCCTGGCGGACATCAGCTTCGAGGGCGCTGAGGACGGCTTCGTCGAGTTCTCGGCCGACTTCAGCGAGACGAGCTGGTTCATGCGACAGGTGGCCGAGGCGTTCCGCGGGCTGCGCAACTGGATCATCGACAAGGACGGCCTCGAAGCGGCTGACAGGGTGCTGGCCGAATGGCCCATCTCGGACATGCAGCAGACGGCAGCCAACCTCGTCGCCGAGGAGGCCGCCCCGGCTCCCGAGTACAGCGGCCAGCCTGACGAGACGCCTGCCCCGCCGCCGCCCGCGCCACCCGAGGTCCCGGCCGCGCAGACGCCGCCACCCGCAGCGCCCGACGCCCGAGAGGCCGAATTCGCAGCGCGATCCGCCGATCTGGACAGCCGCGAGGCCGAGCTGCGCAAGCAAGAGATCGCCAGCTTCGTGGGCGGCCTGGTCGCCGATGTCCGGATCCCGGCCACCCGCCAGGCCGATTGGGTCGAGTGCCTGACCGACCTGTACGACTCGCCGCTGCCGGCCAACTTCGACGCGGCCAAGAAGCCGCCGGTCGAGCGCATCAAGGAGCTGCTCGCCGCCCAGCCCCCGCTCGTCGAGCTGGGCGAGGTCGGCCATAAGGCCGACGGCGCCGTGGACTTCAGCGATTCCCTGGCGGTCAGGGACGCGATCCTCGAAGTCATCCACACCGAGGCCCAGGTGGGCCGCACCATCACCCCGCAGGAAGCCCTCATCCGCATCAGAGGTAAGCAGTAATGGCAAACCCGGGCCTCACCAAGAACTATCTGGCGGGTGGCGCCATCGCCAAGCATCGCATCGTCAAGTTCGACGCCGCCGATCGCAAGGTGGTCCAGGCCGCCGCCGCCACCGACAAGCTCATCGGCGTCTCGAACGACATCGCGATCGCCGACACGGAGCGCGGCGACATCATCCGGACCGACCTCGCCGTCGTCGAGTACGGCGGCAACGTCGCCCGCGGGGATTTGCTCACGTCCGACGCCAACGGCAAGGCCGTCGCGGTGACGCGCCACACGCACACCGAGAATACGGCCGCCGAGTATACCCAGAACGCCACGACCGGCGCGGGCTCTGCGGTCCGCACCATCGGCGTCGCCGAGATTTCCGGCGTGGCAGGCGACCTGGGCGAAGTCCTCATCTGCCCCGGCTTCGCATAAGCCAGGCACACCCCTGGCGGCCGTCAGGGCCACGTTGACACCCGACTAGCAGAGGTACCGCACAGATGGCTTTCTACCCGTTCCAGATCGTCCCGCAATACACGGGACTGGTCCTGGCTTTCAAGAATCAGGCGGGGATCGCCGACCGCGCGGCGCCTCGCACCCTGGTCGCCCAGCGCGAGTTCAAGGTGCTCCAGATCCCCAAGGGCCAGGGGTTCACCATCCCCGACGCGAAGGTCGGGCGGACGTCAGCACCCAACCGCATCACGCGCAGCACCACCTCGGTGGACAGCTCGGTCGTGGACTACGGCCTGGAAGAGGCCGTCCCGCAAGACGACATCGACGCCGCCGCCAAGGTCAAGGATGAGAGCGGCAAGGCGATCATGGACCCGCAGGCCGACGCGGCTCTCTGGGTCGCCTACCTGCTGGAGCTCGGCCGCGAGAAGCGCGTTGCGGACATGGTCTTCAACGCCAACAACTACGCGGCGAACAACAAGGTGCAGCTCGCGGGCAACGACCAATGGTCGGATCTCGCCAACTCGGATCCGATCGACGACATCCTGACGGGCATCAACGCCATGCTGATGCGGCCGAACGTGATGATCCTGGGCGCCGAGACGGCCACCAAGCTCCAGACCCATCCCAAGATCCTCAAGGCCGTCCGTGGCAACGACGGCGACACGGGCATCGTGCCGATCGAGGCCATCCGGATGCTCTTCAACCTCGAAGAGGTCCTGGTGGGCCAGGGCAAGGTCAACACCGCCAAGCCCGGCCAGGCCGTGACCCTGGCGAACCTCTGGGGCAAGCACTGCTCCCTGGTCTACCGCAACACCATGGCCAACACGCAGCACGGGATGACCTTCGCCATGACCCCGCAGTACGGCCAGAAGGTCGCCAGTACCCGCCAGGATCCCGACATCGGAATGCGGGGCGGCATCGTGGTCCGAGTCGGCGAGTCGGTCAACGAGTACGTCATGTCCGACGAGCTGGGCTACTACATCGAAGACGCGGTCGCCTAGCGCGACACACCCGGATTCTCACAGCGACGAAGCGACGATCCCGGGAAACGTGGGCCGGGGCAAGTCCCCGGCCCACATCAGTACAAGGAGCCTCCAATGCCTCTCTACCTGGTCACCTACCGGATGAAGCTCGACGGCGCCATCCGCGAGATCGGCTCGTGCCACGAGTTCGAAGAGACTCCCGTGGTCCTGGGCCTGGTCGGGATCGGCAAGCTGTCGCCCTGCGAGCCGCCCGAGGTCGAGCCGGATGACGACCTGACCAGGAAGACGGCCGCGCCCGAGTTCGATCTGCCCGGGGCCGTCCCGGTGGATGACGAGCCCGACCAAGCCGATGTCCGCGCTCACTACCCCGGTGGGCGGCGCGGCGGGAAGGCCAAGAAGTAAGCCGTGGCCTACGCCGCAAAGCAAGACATGATCGACCGCTTCGGCGAAGCGGCGATCCTTGCTTTGACCGATCGCGACCGGTCGGGCGCCATCGACGACCAGGTGCTCAACCAGGCCCTGGCCGACGCGGACGCGAAGATCGACTCGTACCTGGGCGCCGTCGTCACGCTGCCCCTGGAGGCGGTGCCCGAGGTGCTCATCCCGGTCGCCTGCGACATCGCCCGGTATCAGCTCTTCGGGACCAAGGCGACCGAGGAGGCCCGCCTGCGGTACAAGGAAGCCCTCGACTGGCTCAAGGACGTCGCCAGGGGCGTCGCGTCCCTGGGACTGGACGGCGAAGGCGAAGCCACGCCGCAGGCCGACCAGGTCAAATTCTCGGCCCCTGACCGGGTGTTCTCGGAAGAGCTGCTGGCGGACTTCTGATGCCGAGCGCAACCGACTTCATCCAGGAAGGGATCACCGCCCTGGGCGACGTCCTGCGCTCGTCGCCCGACTTCATGTCGCCCCGCGCCGCAAATCCCCCCGAAGACGCCGGGGGCGCGATACTCGAGGTCCAGGAGTCCGACGCCTTCCGCCCCGACGAGTCGCAGGAAGACGACGTCTACGCGGGCATCTTCTTCGCGGGGCTGGCGCGCGCGTCCCGCGCCGACGGCGCCGGGCAGCGCGAGTACGACGCGGATTTCCGCATCGAGGTCTTCGGCGGGGGCACGCCGGGCGAGACCGCGATGGGCCGCCGCGGGCGCCCGCTCCTCTGGGAGCGCTGCAACCGGATGATCGGCGTGCTCCCGAAACTGGTCGACGCCGAGGTGGGCCCGGACGGGGGGAAGTTCGGCGGCTACAGCTATCTGGCCTCGGTCGAGAGCATCACGCCCCGCGAGACCTTCGACGACGACAACGACCTGTACCTGCTGTCGATCGCCGCGACCGTGCGGCTGCGCGTCGTGCTGGTGCTGGGCTAGAGAGGACGCCATGACAGAAAAGCTTTTGACCCCGCCGCCCGAACCGCCAGTAGAGCCGACGGCCGAAAGGCCCGGTGACTCGAAGACGGCGGGAAAGGGGAAGTCTCCGAAGGCAGGAACGGCCGCAATCTCGTATTGCGGCGCCGAGGAGAGCGCCGCGGTGGACCATCAGGCAGGGGGCGGACTGCCTGCCGGTCTCTACCGCCGCGGTGACACGTTGCGCATCCCGGAAGACGTCACCCCCGAGGAGGCCGAGGCGCTCTGCGCCGCGGGCATCTTCAGACCGGCAAAGCCTTGAGGTAGAAAACCATGAGCAGCGGATTGGTCAACATCTGGGCGCTGGACGCGACGCCCGAGGTGGCCTACGGCACGGCCCAGGTCACGCCCGACAAGCGCCACCCGTTCCGGGGCGACCAGCCCAGGTTCGAGCAGACCAACCTCGACGACCGGGACGCAGCGGGCGGCAGCTACCAGACCGGACGGGACTCGGTCGCGGGCAAGCGCATGATGGCGTTCTCGCCCGAGTTCGACATGCGGCTCGACCCGCTCGCGCTGTACCTGCGCTTCCTCTTCGGGACGATCGCATCGGCGGCCGCGGGTGACTTCTTCTCGCACACCCTCTCGGTGCTCGAAGGCGACCCGGCCAGCTTCACCGGCTACTTCAAGCACGCCAAGACGGCAGCCGGCAAGATGATGCGCTACCCGGGCTGCAAGGTGCCCAAGCTCACGATTCGCGGGACCGGTGGCGGCAAGCTGATCTTCGTCGCCGAGATCAAGGGATCGGGCGTCCGGTCCGAAGTGACGGTCAACGCGCCGGCCATCTCGTCGCCGACCGAACTCCCGATCCCTTACGCTTCGATCGCCACGCTCTCGATCGGCGGGGTCGACTACAAGAAGCCCTGCACCGGCTTCGAACTGGTCGTCGAGCGCAAGGCCGACGAGAACGCCGAGTACGGCGCGGGCCAGCTCGGCCTGGTCGGCTACGAGCTGCTCGACTTCGAGGTCACCGGCAAGTTCGACATCAACAAGACCGAGGCCGACACCGAGGGCATCCAAACCGCCATCGACGACCAGACGCCCCAGGCGATCGTCGTGGCCTTCAACGAGACGGCCGACAAGTCGGCGACCATCACGATCCCGCGCGCCTTCCTCGACTCGGCGCCGCCGACCGGCGGGGCCGGCAAGCAGAAGATCAGCGTGCCCTTCCGGGCGGCGCTCTCGGCGGCCGACGGCTACAAGGCCCAGGCCGTCATCGTCAACGGCACTGCCGCCTACGCGTAGGCAACGCCCGCACCTTCCGGAGCTGGTGGGCCCGCGCTCGCCTTGCCCGGTGCAGCCACCAGGAAAGGAGACCCGAGTTGCCCTTCGTGTTGACCGACAAGAAGACGCAGTTTCGCGCCAAGTACAAGAACGGCATCGTCCTGACCTTCCGCGCATTCAAGCGCGAGAAGGACGACAACGAGGCCGACCGGTTCGAGAAGGAGCTCGCAAAGATCCGCGGCACCAGGGCCTTCGACGAGAAGTTCGAGCGGCTCATGATCCAGGTCGGCAAGAAGCTGCTCACCGCCTGGGAAGGCGTGGTCGACGAGGAAGGGAAGCAGATCGACTTCACGCCCGAGAACGTCGATCGCTTCCTGGAGAACCCCGAGGCGCAGAAGTACTGGTATCGACCGCTCTCGGAATACCTCTACCCGCCCAAGGACACCGACGAGTCGGAGCTCCCCGAGGGTGAAGATCCAAATTTTTAGAGCAGCAGGTCGGCCGGTTCCACCGGCGCCAGAAGGCGCTGCGCGAGTTCGACGGCGGCCTGCGCTGCTCTACCTGCTTCTGGCGCCGGTCGGTCGAGGATGCCGGCGGGAAGTGGGACCGCAAGGCCGTCCTGAAGTACTGCCACGGCGGAAGCAAGCCCGAGGACAAGGGGCCCGAGGACGGCTGCGCCTTCCTCTGGCCGGTCTGGGGTGCCGTCGGCTACTTTGCCGAGCTGGTGCACCTGGTCTCGAAGGGCATGCCAGTGCCTAGCCACCTCACCAAGGGCGAATGGCGCCTGGCCGTGGCCATCCACGGCCAGCTCGAAGCGCTCGCGTACGAAGACGCGAGGAATTCGTGACCGGCGCGGACGACACCGTCACCATCGACATCGACGTCATCGATGCCGACGAGGCGCGTGCCGACCTGCAATCGCTCGGGCGGACCGCCACCGTCACACTCAAGGAGGTCGAAGCGGCCAACAACGCGGCGCGCGACGCGGCCAGGAAGCAGGCATCCGCCCGCCAGGCCGTGATGGAAGCCGCCAGGGGAGAGACCAGCCTGCTCCGCGAAGCCGCCAGGGCCAATCACGCCCACACAGAAGCCGCAAAGGGATCGGCCGCCCAGCAGATCGCCGCCGCGAGCGCTCACCTCGCCATGTCGAATGCCGCCAGAGGCGCGTCGATCGAAATCAAGAAACTGGGCGACGCGCATCAGCATGCGGCCCGTCACGGCCACACATTCAGCGGAATGGTCGGGGAGATGCAGATGTCGATGGCCGCGATGGCCGTCGCCACGCTGCCGGCTGCTGCCGCCATCGGGGCGTTCGTCGCTGCCGCGGCAGGAATCAAGCACAACGCCAATCTCGAATCCATGCAGCTCGGCGTCGCGTCGATCGTCGCGGCCTTCAACGAGATCCGGGACGCCCAGGGCCGCGCCCTCGAAGGCAGCGATAAGCTGGCCGCCTCGCAGGGGGCAGTCGCCGACGTCTTCGCCCAGCTGAAGAAAGACGCCATCGAGACGACCGCCACGCTGCCCCAACTGGTCGAGACGTTCCAGGCCGTGGTAGGTCCGGCATCGGCAGCTCGCGTCTCGCTCGACGACTCCCGGAAGATCTCGGTCGCCCTTGTGCAGACGATGGGCGCCCTGGGCATCGAGATGAGCCAGGCCCGCCAGGAGGCCGGCTCGATCCTCGGCGGCTACATCAACCAGGACTCGCGCCTCGCCATTACCCTCGGGATCACCAACGAGATGGTGAGGAACTGGAAGAGACAAGGGACGCTAGCCCAGGAATTGCTGGAAAAAATGGACGCCTTCGTCGTAGCCGGGAAGGCGGCCGGCTCGACCTGGGCGGGCCTGACCAGCACGCTGACCGACATCAAGGACGAGCTGCTCGGGACGTTCACCAAGCAGACCTTCGAAGACCTCAAGGCACGGTTCACCGAGCTGAACAAGGTCGCGTCCGGACCCGACGCCCAGGAGCAGGCGAGACAGTGGGGCATCGTCCTGGCCGATGGCGTCAACCTCGCAATCGAGGGCGCGATCGTGCTCGGCCAGGTGTTGCTCAAGAGTGCCGAGCTTGCCAAGCAGGCCTACGCGGGTATCAAGCAGACCCTTGTCACCAAGGGCGCCGAGATGGGCACCGACGCCGCCGTCCAGGATGAGGTCTTCCAGTCGCTGGCCTCGACGGGCAGGGGACTATCGCCCAGGAGCCAGGCGATCCTCGGCGGCCAGACATGGCAGGCGCAGATCGGGATGGAAGGCGGTCAGCCGCGGTACGAGACGATCCCATCCCTGACCGGAGCCCAGGCGTTCGATGAGCTCAAGCGCAGAGGGTGGCTCACCCCGGACGAAGTGAAGATCGTCGAGGGACTTCGGGACCGCGCCGCGGGGATCACCCGTGACGAGCGGAACCGGGCCGGCAGTTCGGTCATGGATGACTTCGATGCTTTCGGGGACCGCGCCAAGAAGGGTCTCAAGGACAAGCGCGGCGACACGCTCGCCCCCAAGAAGCGCGACCAGACCGACGAAGAGAAGGCGCAGGGCGCCAAGTCCGGCGACTTCACCAAGGATCTGCTCGACGAGGCCAGAAAGCTCGCCGAGGACGATCCCCGCGAGCAGGCCATCATCGAGCTCGATGCCTGGAAGCGCGACAAGCTCGTCGAGGCCGACAAGCTCAAGACGGGGATCACGCAAGCGAAGAAGGCCGTCGAGACGAACTACGGCGAGCGCCTCAAGAAGTACCGGCGGCAGTGGGCCGATGAAGACCGCGACGCGATCCGGCAGTACCAGCAGCAGATTGACCAGCTCGGTGCCGAAGGCCTCGCCGCCCAGGTCGCGCAAGAGAACGCCCGCTTCGCCGGCGAGATGGCCAAGCTGAAGTTCGCCCCTCGAGAGAGCCAAGACCTGGCCGCCGCCGCTCACTTCGGCAAGGTCAACAGGCTCCAGTACGACGAGCAGAATCGGCTCGTGGACCAGCTAGACCTGGGCGGGTTGTCCGGCGCCGGCCGCCAGATCCGCCAGGAGGACCTGCGGTACCAGAAGGAGCTCGCAGGCTACCGGGGGCTCGACAGCGAGGCTGCGCTCGGGGACCTGGCCGGCAAGGTCCACCAGAGCAACGTCGCCGACCTGGTCAAGGGCGTCGCCGCCCCGATGCGCCAGACCGTCGAGCTAGGCGGTCTGCGAGGCCTGCGCAAGGTCATCGCCTCGGCCGACTTCGAGAGGGACCAGAAGCTGGCCGACTACGGCACGCGGCCCGAATTCGAAGAAGCCCGCACCCTCGCCCGCCAGGAGCGCGACGTCAAGGTCGCCGAAGCCCGCCGCGACGCGACCGAGCAGATGGATGATCAGACCCTCGAAGCCACCCAGAAGGGCATCGCCGGCCGGCTGCATCTCGAAGAGACGCGGTGGGCGCGGGAGCAGGAGACCTTCGCAGACGGATCGAAAGAGTGGATCAAGGCGCAGCGGCTCCACCACCTGCGCGTGCAGGAGGTCTGGAAGCAGGACCTGCTGGACCCGATCCACGACCTCACCGTCCAGGGCGCTCGGGCGCTCACGGCCGGCCTCGCCACGATGGCGCGTGGCGAGAGCTTCACGGGCTCGGATGCCCTGTCCGGCCTAGGCGGGATGGCCGGCAGCGCGGCGGGCGCGGCGGCCATGGCCTTCGGCCAGCCAGCCCTTGCGCCGGCGGCCCAGGCCCTGACCGAGGCGGCCTTCGAGCTGCTCGCGGCGTCGGCCGCACAGCAGGAGCGGGCCGCCGCCAAGCAGCTCGACGCCGCCAAGACGCAGGCCGACACCGCCCGCACGATGGCCGGCGCCGCGACCGCCGCCCAGGCTCGCGAGGCGCGCCTGGGCGGCAAGGTGGCCCTGGCCAAGCAGGACTTCGAGGACACCAGCCGCGAGGGCGGGCTGCTGGATCATCTGGCCTTCGGCGCCGTCTCGGCCAGGCGGCGCGGGGCCGCCGCCGACGAGATGACGCGCCTCGACGCCGAGCTGCGCAACGGCCGGCCTGCCCGGGCGGGCGAGGCGCAGGACTCCGCCGAGGTGCGGCGCTTGCGCGACGAGGCCGCCGCCGGCGCCGGGCGGCTATCGAAGACGGCGGCGATGGCCGAGCAGGTCAAGGGCAGCGCCGTCACCAAC